TTGTCAGCATTATCATATATAAAGAGTTCTATGTTGTCTTCTGGTCTTCCAAAACTTTTTGGTATTGTTTTAGAGGAAACAGTATCTAACTGGAACCTAGGAGATGTGTATGTTTTTATTGCTTTTGCCATTAATTTTTATTTTTATGCCTCATCATCTTCATATGTAATAATAGGTATATTATATCTATTAATTTCTTTTATATCTACATTTAAATCTTCTAAAGTGTTTATAGGTGGTCCACTAACTATCCCTCCTATAGCTTGAGAATTTAATAATATAACAAATTCTGAATTAGGTGTATTTGGAGGGGTTCCCGATTGTAGTTTAAGGACTTTTAATATTTTAATATCATTTATTATTCTTTTTCTTCCTGATTGCATATAATAATTAAGAGTATCCGTATTTCTATTTCTAATAACTGTAAAATTAGGTATAAAAGGGTGTTCATTTTCTATAGAATCTATATCATCTTTTAATGTTTCTATTTGGTTTCTTAAGTTTTCTATTTCTTCTAAAGAAGGATTTAAAGGAACCCCAGCATATTTGGAACTTTTTCTTATTATATTAATATGTGATTTTCTACCTCTTAAAGGTATATTATAAAATAAAGAATCATACATATCAAATAATTCACTTAATAAATAACTTTTAGGTAAAAATTCTACAAATTTTCTCATTATGGAATCTCTAGCTTCTTTTATTCCATAAACATTTTTATCTAATTGTACTTCTGTTGTTTCATTAGCTAATGATGTTTCATTTTCTATACCTACAATATAAGGTTCAAAATGTACGTGTGGTTCTGTTTCGTTAGGATTACTCATAAATGTCATCTGATTTTGGTATATCATAAAATTGTACTCTGATTTCTCCATTAATATCATTAAGGTAATGCCCCGAATGAGGAGTAAGATTAGAAATTATACGACCAAATTCATCTATACTATATTCTTCATTTGATAATTCTCTAGTTGAATGGGTTTTTCGTATTTCTTTTACAAATCCTTTTACGTCATGTAGTTTGTTGAAATTATTTACTTGTTGTCCATTAATTATAGGGTTGTTTCTATACCATATTTTTATAGTTTCTCCAGGGTATATTCTTCTTGTATTTTGACGTATTTCTCCTGTGTCATTTAATCCAATACCGTACATTCGTATTATACATCCCCCATTATTTGGTTCTCCTTCTAGGTAGTCTTTTCTTGGTCTATTTTGGCCTTCTTGCCACCCCATACCATTTATATGCCAACCTGGTTTATTAATAGGACTATATAAATCATATAAATCATCTTGTTTTCCTTCTATACATGTAACTAAAGATGTTGTATGATCTATAACATCTAATAAACTCATATTATCTATACTTGTACTAAAATCAAATAAGTTTAAATCTTCATCTGAAGATATATCTGGAAGTAAATTAGGTATATTATTTAATGCATTAAGGTCTAGTTTTTGACATAATTCATCTGTTGGTGTATCATAACTATGTCCTAGGGCCTTTTTTATAGTTTGTAAAGTATCACCATTAGTTATTTTTCTTTTACCTGCATTTTGCATAATATAAACAGGTAAAGGGTTAGCTTCGTTTTCAAATTTTAATAAAGTATTATTAGGGTAAAAAGGGTCTTCAGCTTTTATAATTGCTTGTTTGTTAACTAATATAGTATCTAATCTTTCTATTGTATTATTTAATTGTAAAATTTGATCTGCAAATTCATCTTTATAATCATCTAAATATTCTTGACTTTGGTTTATTAAAGCATGATGAGATTTATTTCCCTCTTTTGGAATATTATAAAAAAGATCTTTATAAGCTTCAAAAAAATGTTTTGTGTTAATTTTAGGTTTTGATTTAATAATATCATCAAAACTACTATTAAGATAATCTGTGGTTTCTTTATTATTGTATATTTTTTTATTTAAAGGTAATTTCATTATCTGATAACTTTAAAAATATACTTATTATCATATATTGTTGTTCCATCATTATTTTCATGTTTAAGTAAAACACGATAATATCTTTCTGGTTGTAAGCCTTTCATATCTAAATCAAAATACATACCCTCACTATTAGCACTTAATTTTGTAAAAGTATCATCAAAAGGAATAATTTCTTCTTCTGTGTGCCCGTCTCTTATACTATAATATGAAGTTGCTTTGAAATATCCTGTGTCTAGAAAATTTGAAGTTGTTACAAAAGTTCTTGTAGGATATTGATCTCTTACGTGAATTTTTAATCTTGCTTCTTCATTTTGGTTATATTCTTTTTTTAAGTTATATAAAACAACATTTAAATCTACACTTGTTTTAGCTGAAGATTGGTAAGAATGCACACTATCATCCCATTTAAAAATTAATTTTGGAGGATAAATTGTATGGGTGTCTACAGAGAAATATTGTAATTCACCTGAACTACCCGAAACATTTGCTTCTACCCCTTTAGGTTCTTTTATTATAAAACCTTCATTATTTATTCCTGTAGGGTACGTTTGGCCTGCATAAAGACTTGCACTCCATTTTTGAATTATACTAGTTACATCTAAATTTGTGTTTAAATCATCTCCTATTTTAAATTGTTGATTTACTTCAAATCCACTTCCTGTATAAAATGTTCCTCCTCCTTCTGTTAATAATGATGAACTAATAGACCCTGTTGTACCGTTTGAGAAGCTTCCAGTTGCCCAATAATTTTTATTGTCACTATTGTCTCTAAAAAGCCAAGAACTCCCATTAGATCCTGTTGGTATGTTTAGATACTTTCCTGTTCCTTCATTCCATGATTGTGAGATAGGGAATGATTGTATATTAAAAGTAGTTACTAAATTTTTAGCTTCCATAGCATTTAACTGTAAAAATACTTTTGTAATACCATCATTAAATTTTAATGATGCAGAAGCAGGTATTATCCCCATTTTTTCTATTGCTGTTTTTATATCTGAATCATTAAATTTAATAAGTATTCTAGAAGGATAATGATATGGGTTTGAGCTTCCTTTTTCTTTTACTAATTCAAGGATTTCATCACGACCAGCATTTAAGCCTTTTCTGTCTGGGTGACTATATAAAGTTGTATCTTTTTCAGGAAATATAAAGTAGTTTGCCATTTTAGTATGTTGTTACACGTCCGTTAATATCTTGATTGGGGTATTTTAATTCAAAAATACTTGGATCCATAGAAGGGTATATTACTCCTTTTTTAGTTGCCCCTTTAAAATCATATCTATATTTAGAATATCCTAAATCTTCTGAGTTTAAGTTTTTTAATTCTACTAATTCAACTGTTTGTACTCCTTGTACTCCCCCTATTAAGTTTTCTATTTCTGAAATTATAATAGGTTGATTTATTTGCCATGTATCTATTTTAAAGTAATTTTGTAATTCTGATATACATTGTAATAGTGTTGCTTGATTATTAAAGTTTTTAAAGGTTGTAATTTCAAAATCAACCCCAAAATTAATTACATATGCATTTTTTATATTAATAGCATCTGTTAGCATTCTGTATTCTTCTAAATAAGTAGATAAATTGGTTTTTGTAGCTGTGTTTAAATCTGTTAGTTTTTTGGTTGAATTATATCCTAAAACATATAAATTTAAAGCTAAAGGATTTGGTATTCTATTTGGTTCATTTGTATATGGAGTTATTTGATCGTCTTGAGTTATATAAGCTTTAGCTATAGAACCAAAACGTGGGGGTAATGATAAAGTTCTAATAACATAATCATTTTTTGTTACTGTTCTATTTTGAGTGGCATAGCTTGCCATAGCATTCATTCTTATTTCTTCTAATGTATCTCCTGATCCTCCCCCTCTTGCTGGTTCTGGGTTAGTAACTGCTACTGAAGTTTTTACAAAATTAAATAAACCATCAGCTAAATTAGGTTTTGGTGTAATACCTAATGTTCCTACTCCTGTTACAGTATTACTAGCTACATTGGCTTCTAAACCACCTCCTACAAGATATTTTACAGTTAATGTTGTATTTGAAGGTGCTTCTCCATAAGATTTTGTATATAAAAAGTTTGAAGGATCATAAGCTATATCTAATTTGTCTCTTCCATCTTTAACCCCTAAACCTATATTATTAGGGTCAGGTGTTATAATAGTATCTCCTTCAATAGCTGCTCCTGCTCCAAATTGAATTTCTAGTGTGTTTGCTTTTTTAAAACGAGTTATAAATCTTTTAGGAACTTTTTTTACTTTTAATAAAAAAGGAGTTTGTTGATTATATTGGTATAATTCAGGATCATTAGCTGCTGTATTTTCCATAGATTCAAATACTGTGTCTTGAGCTAAATAAGGAACTTCTGTCCATACATTTCCTTCAGCATCTTTTATTGATTCTATTCCTATTATTCTATCATTAAATAAATTTAAAGTTTTAAACTGTTCAACATTTCCTATATTAAAAGTTGTTGTTAAAATTTCAGCTGAAATTGCTTTTGTTTGTTTTTTTAATAAATAATATTGTGGATTATCTGAATTATCATATTTATACACACTAACATCTGTAGTGTCTAAAGAAGAAGATATTCCAAAACGAACAGCTTCAGGTGAATAAAATGTTCTTCCTTGGGTTGAAGTAAAAGTTGAATTAGGGTTGATAGTTAAAGCATAATCCCAATCAGGTATGTAAACTCCTGAACCATTATCTTTTGAAGGAAGCAATTGAAATACATCTAAATTTACTGTTGCTGTTGAAGTTGATTTAGGTATATAACCCATAGAATAAGCTAAATTATACAAATTTTCTCTTTCTAGTGCTGTAGATAAAAAAGTTTCTCTTACCTGAGTATCTGTGTAAAAAGATAAAACATCACCTACATATGCCGCCATTTCTAAAAACATCATTCCTGGATTACCCTCACTAAAATCATTAAAATTATTAGGAAAATAAATTTTAGTAAAGTTCATTAGATCATTTTTAAAAGAAGTATAATCTTTATTTAAATATTTTACTTCTCTTGCATTATCTGTGTTTGATACTTTTGTATAAGCCATTATTCTTGTTTTTTAAAATTAAACCCCATTAGTATTTTCTTCAGAGAAAAATATTTCATCTTCACGGTAAGCTTCAAATGGATCATTTATATTAATTTGTATAGCATCTGGAATTCCCATATTATCTCTTATATTATATTTAAGTTTTATTTGAATTGTGTGTCTATCTTCTGAGCTATCTATTTGTGTGTCTATTAATTCTATTTCAGGTATATAAAATAATATTTGATTATGAATTTGAGATTTTAAGCTTTCTAAATCTACATTTTGTTCAAATAATAAGTTTTTTACTCCTAACCCATAATTAGGATGATTAATTCTTTCTCCTTGTTCTGTAAGTATTAGATTAAGTAAATTTGTTTTTACTTGTTCTCTAGTTGTAGGGGTTCCTTGGAATAAATTATCTTGATTTAAAGGTAAAGCTACCCCAATAGTTACTACATTTTTATTAGCATCTAAAGGATTTATTCTTCTTATTGATCGAACTATAGCCATTTATTATCTTCCTTTTTTCTTTTCTATTGCTTTCATTAAACCACTATAATCTCTTGTTACTGCATCTGCTACTTCTGTAGGCATGCCATCTGTACTCATTGGTAGAGGAGCTCCTGTTGAAAAGGGTCTTGTCATGCTTGCAGGTTGTGTTGCTTCTAAATTTATATCTCCTTGTGCTGTTTCGTTTAAGAGGGCATTTAAAGATGGATCACTTACAAAATTTTTATTTTTTATAGGTCGGTTTGGTGTAGGATTAGTTCCCATAATTTTTTCTCTTAATGAAGATTTTGCTGCTTCTGGCATTGGGTTTTTAGGGGTTTCAACTATTCTTTCTTTATGTTCTACAATAGTTGGTTTTAATTCATCACGTAAATCTTCTTTAAGTGTTTTAATTTCTCTACGTAATGAATAATCGATTTCTTCTCTAACTACTTTTCTTATTAAATTTTCAAATGTTTTTGCTTTCATGTTTGTTTGTGTTTGTTATAAATATAAAGTTTATCTATTTCTTATATTTTTATTACTTTAAAACTAATATTATATCCTTCTGTAAGTTCTTTAGTAATAGTATATATTCTTTCTATTGCTTTAGTGTTTCCTTGTTTTATTAAATCATCTAATATATTTCCATAAAGTTCTTCTGCTATGTTTTTTATATCATCTATTGAGGGAGAAGAAAAATTATTTGGATTTAATCCTGTTGTGTTTCCAGGTTCTCCAGTATTTTGAGTTCCTGTATTGCCTTGTGAATTTAAATCTGCACAATCTTTTTCAAATTGTAATTTTAAAGTTAATATAAATAATTTTATTTTTATTATTTGATTTTCTAATGCTTCGATTTTATTTTTTAATATTAGAATTTTATCTACAACTTCTTGGGCTTGATCTTTATAAAAATTAAGCATATTAGGAATACTATTTATTAATCCTGATATTTCTCTTACCTTAGCTTTTCCAAAATCAATCTTATCTATTAATTGTGCTATTATTAAACCATTAATAGCTCCTACTCCTCCTACTGATACTTGAGAAGCTAAAGCAGCGGGAGAAACGGCTATTACTTTATTTAATGCATCCGTTATTGGTTTTAAAGCTTCTGATATTGTGTTTATTACTCCAACTGCCCCACCTTCATTTAATATATCTGATAGATTATCATAAAGTTTTGTTAATTTTTGTTGAGATTTTGATAAAGGTTCTTCTAATTTTTGAAGTTTATTTAATTCATTATTTATTTTTTTATCAAATTTTTCTTTTCCTTCTTTACTACATGTATTTGGGTTTATATCTGCTTTTAATTTTTCTACTATTTCTTGGGGATTTGTAGGTATTTCGTTTTTTAATTCATCTATTTTTTTTCTACCTTCTTCTTCAATTTGGTCTTTTCCATTAGATATTATTTGTGATACTTGATTTGTTATTATACTTCTTATTGATTGTGTAGACATTTTATGCTATTTTTGTTATATCACTTTTTATTACCCCTATTTGTTTTACCAATTTTTTAATTCGATTACGAGTTTCTAATAAAGCCCCAGCATTAGCAGGATTTAATCCTGTTGGTCCCCCTGGAGTTGTTACTATATATGATACTTTATATTCTATATCTGCTGTTAGTGAATATATTGTGTCTAATATTTTATGTAATAAATCATGTAATTCGTTTCCTAAAACTGCTGGTTCTGTTGGGAGTTTTTTAAGATCTAATCCTAAATAAATATTAGGTGAATTTATAATAAATTTACTTTCATCGTCATCACTGGTATCAAAATGAAAACTTCCATTAGTACTAAAACCTATAACTTCATTTGAAAATAATAAAATACTGTCTGTTTTAGCATTAAATAATAATCTGTCTGAATTTATTACTACTTGATTTCCATCGTATAAATTTGGGGGTTTTGGTGTGTATTTTTCCATATTTTATGGTATTAAACTTGGTGTTTGTATAGTTAAAGGGACAAGTGTATCAAATTGACCTGGGTTTAAATGATGTGTGTATACACCCATCCTTGATGTATGGTGTTTTTTATAAATTTGGTGAATGTTTTGAGTTTCAGATGCTAAGCTAATAAGATTTTTAAAATCATCATGAACATAAGCTATATGAACCCATGAATTTACAGTATGTGTACTTGTATCTTCTATATTTCCCCCGCTTCTTATCCGTGATTTGCCTCTTTCTGGAAATTCCCATATTACTTGGTAAAATTTAGGTATATACATTAATATCCATTCAAATATTTCTTTACTACTAAATTCTCCTGTTGGATCATATATATCTGCTGCTTCTCCATATAAATGATTACTATAAGAAACTCCTCCTACTGCTGAATTTAAATCTTCACATCTAAAACCTGATGATATAGCTAAGTTAGGAAATGCTTCTTTTATAGGTTGTATACACTTTTTAAAAAGAAACATTGCATTATTATTCACTTCTTCAGCTGAAGCATCTTTACCAAGTGAATCTACATCTATTCCTGGAGTATTATCTATTCTATTTCTATTAGCATAATCAGAATGTATAAAATCCCCCATTGTAAATTTATTTGCCATATTATCCTAATTCTTGATTAATATCTATTCCTATTAAACTATAATTATCACCAAAAACAAGTGGTGTTGAACCATCTTTTACAGTAACATTTTGTTCTGTTTCAGATATATCATAAGTTACTCTATCTTTTAATGGTAACATTTGTAAATCTCTATCTTGTAAATCTGAAGCAGGAATATCACTAGGAGTAGACATTACTATGTCATCTTCTATATTAGACGGCATATTTTCATTACTAATATCTGGTTCTTCATTGTCTGATATTTCATATATGTCAGTTAAATATGATGCATCATTTAAAGATGCTACGTTTATATTTAATTTATCTCCTTCATACATATAAATACTTGAATTATCATTATTTATATTTTCTTTTATGTTGATATATTCACTATTTTCATCTAATTCTGGTTGACCATTTCTTAAAATTATATTTGGATTAGTAAATTCTGAATTAGATCCAAATTTTATAAAATTACCATATCTTCCTTCTACAGAAACATCTCCTTCTTCTATTAATAAAGGTCTTATTTTTTCTATTTCTTTAAAGTTTTTTCCAAAATTTATATAATAATCCTCATTTTGTGTTTTATTAACCCCACCCCCCTCTACTTCTTCATTACTTAATTCATTAGAATTATTTATTAAAGATATAGGTAATGTATTATGGTTAGGAATATTATGTACTCCTATAGAGGGGAAATAATAAAAATCAATACGACTATTTGTTAAATAAGTAGAAGAGGGAGCATTTACTATATATATTAATTCATTTACAGTTGGTATTTGAGTAAAATTATAATTTATAGCTTTAGCTACAGGTAAATATTTAAT